TACCCAAGGGGTACGACGCGGACTTTTTACCCCGCCCCCCCTACCGCCAGTGATGCGAAGGATCGAGGGGCAGCCCATCGGCATCAGCACCAGCCAGAGCGCCGTTGCGTTCCTGGGCCTGCTTGTGCCGGTCGTGGCATGCCTTGCACAGGGACTGCGTGTTGTCGGGATCGAAGAATCGCTGCCTGTTGCCTCGGTGCGGCTTCACATGGTCAACGATGGTTGCCGGCACCACTCGGCCAAGGGCGGTGCATAGCCTGCACAGCGGTTCGGTGCGCAGCCGCCATGTCCTGAGCTTGTGCCAAGCGGCGAGCTTGTACCATCCTCGCCATGCCTGTGCCTGCTGGCTGCGCTGGTCGGTCATGCGGGTGTTATGTGCGCCCAGCCCGGCCAGAGGCGCGCTTATGCGTGCCGCAGCGGTACAGCATGGGCGTCGCAGTCGGTCGGTCGCTCACTGGCTTAGGAACCGCTGCGAGATGTTCCAGAAACACAAACGCCCAGCCGCTTGGGGCCGGGCGCAGTAAAGGATCATGGTGAAAATGGGTACTCTGACTGTCAGTCGGTGTCAAGCCCATAGTGGTCTGCCAGCTTCCGAAGCGCGAGCCCTAGTAGGTCAGCGCCTGTCCGGGGCAGGAGATGCTGCTCCCGTGCCCATTCGGATGCCGGCCTGCCCTTCCAGCCTACCCAGAGCACGAGGTTTGCCATCTGGGGGCCGATCACCACGGCGGCATTGCGAACCCGGATAGCAGCCATGCCCATCCGAAACCCGTTGGTGATGATCGCCATGATCGGATCGCCGCCTGTGTCGCGGTTCAGGCATGACCTAGTGCTGGCCTCGGTCGCCGCCAGGTCGTCGAGAAACTTGCTGCCGGCCTTGTATTCGCGGTCGGTGATCTCGCCCCGTTTGCGCATCCGTTCCAGGCGGGTGGTGATCCGGTACGCTTCAGCCGTGCCCGTGACCTTGCCCGTCTTGTCGTCGGTGAGCGCGATCCGGTCGAGCATGACCTCGCCTCGGGCAATGCGCTCCGGCGTCGCTGGGGTAATCTCGCGGCGGGTCAATCATGCCTCCCAAGGTAGAAAGCGGCGTTGAGCTGCCGGCAGACAAAACGAGCGACCTTTTCGTCGTTCATCCAGAAAACCGGCCTGCCATCAAAGTAAAATTCCCATCGCCTGAAAGGCCATACCCCGGCACGGCGGATGGTGTATCGCTGCTCGATATCGCTCACCGCACACCCCCATTCTGGCGTTTGCATTCCTGAATCACCCTCTCCCGCAGCGCCGCGCATTCGATGCGGTCTATGTCGATCTCGGCGACGTGCTGCTCCTGCAGGCGCCACCAGCGGCGGTCGCGGGTTTCCTCGTCGGTGATGGCCGGCGCGAGGTGGCGCAACTGGCTGGGGATGCGGTCATGCCTCGACATGGCGGCCTCCGTCGTCGGCCCAGCGGGAAGCCTCGCAGACATGCGTGGTGTCGTTGGTCCAGAGTATGAAATCGATAATGACCGGCTGCCCTATGTTAGGATTACACGGCATCCATGCGTTCAGGGCTTCGTCGGACGACCGCTCGTAAACGCCGCCTGGGCCGTCGTGTAGGTAAGGCGCAATTTCGTCATACGATCCCAAATTTAAGTTGAACGGTACGCGCCCCGCGACAAATCCCAAGCTATATTTTGCAGCAATCGTGCCTCGCAAAGAGCCTGCAACAGTCCGAACCGCCAATTCCATCGCAGTGAAAGGTGAAAGGCGGCGGGTCATGCCAGCGTCTCCAGTGCAGCCAGAACGGCCTTCGACAGGCGGGCGCAGGTAGCACAGCCGGGCTCGCATTTGGCGCCCTGCAGTTCCATCGACCGGACATGGTGCCGCTCTTGGTGCCGCTGCCAGCGCCCATATGCCGTGAACCCGCAGTCAGGCACCCCGACGCGCGCCTTCACAGGGCATCCCTCGCAGCCATGGCCGGCCTTGTCGTAGTTGCTGAAATACACAGCGCACAGCGGCATGTAGCCGGCACCCCTGGTAGAGCCAGTTCCGTCAACCACGCCTTGCCAGTGCTTGATGGTTTCCGTCAGCGCGCTCACGGCACCACCTCGTAGCCGTACTTGCGCAGGACGTCGGGCGAGCAGAGGCAGCCCGGAGATCCAGGTGGCGGCCCGAACACGTCCTTCCATTGCCGGCCGCCCTTGAACAAGCCGACGTAGGCATCCCGGCTGGCTTGCATGCCTTCGGGGGTGACGCGGTTCTGGGCAACCTCGGCCGCGGCTTCCCGGATGGCCTTGTCGAAGTAGGCCAGGCTCGACACGCTGCCCGGCTGCTTGCCAGTTCGGGTCATCGTGGCCTGGATCACCTCGACGATCTCAGGCCCGGTCATGCCGGTTGCCAGCCAGGACTGCCCGCGGGCGATTTCGTTGACGGCCTTGCCCGGTGAGAGGCCCGCTGCCTGGCAGGCATCCTCCAGCCAGCTTAAGGGGTCGCGCGTCTGGCTTCTGGTATCTGGATTCTGGTATCTGGATTCTGGCTTACCATGGGGGTTGGAAACCCCCTTATCCCCATCAGGATAACCCCCACCCTTAAGGGGTGCCTTATCGCCACCCTTATCCTGATTTCGCAGTTTCGGGTTGCCGCCCTGGTGGCCGAAGCTGCGAGCCTGCTCCTGTTTCTGGCGGTCGCGGACGAGGCGGCGGCTGTAAATAACGCCTTCAGGTGTTTGACTTGCAACGCCATTTTCCAAAAGTTCGACCAGGGCTTTCTTGACGACCTTGACCGGCGTGCAGGTCAACGCGGCAATCTGCTCGGGCTTTGCAGGAGCGGAGTTGATGCAGAGATGACCATATGGATCGGCTTCCATCATGATCGAGATGCAGTCAATCCACACACCACGAGATGACGGAGAACACATCCTTAATTCGGGGTCAGTCCGCCAGTCTGACGAATAAAATTTGATGAAAGGCTGCCCCATTACACCATGCTCCCCTGCCTGTCGTCGCCATCATCCAGCGGCTTAATCCGGTTCCTGGCGGCGTCAAATCTGACCCTGGCCGTGCCCACCGGCCCCATGCGCTGCTTCGCCACAATGATCTCCATGACCCCGCGCACGGCCTCCAGCTCGATGGCCCATTCGACGTGTTTTGTGCTGCCTTCCTTGGGCTCGGCGCGGTCCAGATAGTATTCCGGCCGGTACACGAAAATGACGGCGTCGGCGTCCTGTTCAATGGCGCCGGAATCGCGCAGGTCGGAAAGCTGGGGCCGCTTGTCGTCGCGCTTTTCCAGGTCGCGGGAGAGCTGCGACAGCACGATGACGGGCACGGCCAGCTCGCGGGCCAGGCGCTTGAATGCCGCGCTGATCTCCGTCACCTCGGCGACCTTGTTGCCCTGGTAGGTGCGGTCGGGCTTCGTGATCTGCAGATAATCGACCACCACCAGGGAAAGCGGGCGGCGGCGCTTCCACCGGCGGGCCGCGGCTCGGATATCGCTGGGGCGCAGGTCGGCGCGGTCGACGATGCCGAAATGCAGCCGTTTCGCCCGGGCCTCGGCGTCGTGAAACTTGCCGAATTTGTCGGCCGTCACCCTGCCCTTGCGCATGTCGTCGTAGGGCACGCCAGACGCCCAGGCCAGGCCGCGCTGGCCCATCTGCTCGGCGCTCATTTCCTGCTGAAAGAACAGCACACCGGCAGGCTTTTCCTCGGTGCTGGCGATGGCGGCATTGAAGGCGATGACCTGCGCTACCGCCGACTTGCCCATGCTCGGGCGGCCGGCGAGAATGACTAGGTCGCCCGGCGCCATGCCAGAATAAAGCTCGTCCAGCCGAGGGATTCCTGTGGCAAGGCCGATATGCTCGCCTTTCAGGGCTCGGTCGGCGGCTTCAGCGCCGGCGCGCATGGCGGCGTGCAGATCGATCGGTTCGATGTCCTGCCCGCCCGACCCATCGGCGATATCCTGGATAGCCGTTTCCCAGCGCCGCAGAATGGCAGCGGCGTCGTCCTCCAGCTTGGGCGACCCGGCCAGGTTCTGCATCTCGGCGGCCAGCGTGATCATCTGCCGGCGCTGGGCCATCTCGCGGATCTGGCGGGCATAGTCGGCGGCGCTGGCCCCTATGCCCTTCGATGCCAGGCTGGCGACGTATTTCATGCCGCCGGCCGACTGCACGGCTCGGTCCTCGTCCAGATATGGCCGCATCGTCACCGGGCTTGCCGTCTCGCCGCGGGAAATCATGGTCTGCGCGCACTCGAACACGGCCCGGTGCGCTTCGTGGGCGAAATGCTCGACCCGCAGGAAAGGCACCTCGTCCAGAACGGCGTTGTTGCACAGAACGACGCCAAGGAAAGCCGCCTCGGCATCCAGCGCCATCGGCATGTCGGCGATTTGCGGGAGGGCGGTCATGTCAGCCCTCGCTCGCAGTCGAGGAAGGCGCCGATCCACTGCTCCGCCGGGCGAGGATCGATAGCGTTTCCGAAGGCGCGCAGCTTAGCCACTCGGTTGGGATGCCCATCAACCAGCAGACGAATCCCGGGTTTAACGCGCCGCGCTTTTCCGTCTGCTCCGATGACCCAGTCGTGGCCACCATCGCGGCCGCATCGTTCAAATTGCTCCGCCGGCCGTTCTCCGACATCGGACCCGCGAACCGATCCGCCATGCCGATCCTGTCGTCCGATGCCTTCGCAGTCGGCCATGTCGCCGCTATCGCATGCTTCCTGATCGCCACCAGGCCCGCGCTGTTCCCCGCCTCGTTGTTCCCGTTCTTCGCTGGTGCGAGGCTGGTCGGCGTGGGCCAGGCCGACGCCTGCGCTGCCATCGCCGGTAGTGGCTGACCGCCCGCTCCAAACTTCTGGTTCGGGCCGCCCTTCTCCCCATCGCTGGCTCTGATGGTCGGCCACAAACCAATATCGGTCGCGGAGATGGTCCGCACCCGCGCTCGCGGCCTGGATAGGCGCTGCCCCCACGGCGTAACCCAGGGCTTCCAGATCACTTCGCACAACTCGGAGCCAGTCAGACGCTGCCGCAACCTGCTCTCCATGAATGACTGCAGGGCGTCGCTCGGCGATAAGGTTTCGCCAGACGGGCCAGAGGTGGCGTTCGTCGTCAAATCCTTTCTGCTTGCCAGCGACCGAGAACGGCTGGCATGGGCAACTTCCGGTCCAGAGCGGCCGATCGTCAGGCCATCCAGCAAGTCGAGCTGCAAGGGACCAGATGCCGATGCCAGCGAAGAAATGGCATTGTGTGAAGCCTCGGAGATCGTCTGGCTGCACGTCAACGATGGATCGCTCGTCAACCTCGCCTGGCGCAATGTGTCCAGCAGCAATAAGGTTTCGCAGCCATTGGGCGGCGTAGGGGTCGATTTCGTTATAGTAGGCCCCTGGCACATCACACCCCCGCCGGCCGAAAGAAAAAAGACCACGCAGCATCGCCCCACGCATAGACGGCGGCCAGCATCGCGGCTGCTGTGACGGCGCAGGAGAGGACGGCGGGGGCGCGTGTCATGCTGCGGGGATAAAGGTCTGCGAAATGCCCTTGAACAGTCCGTCATCCGCAGCCGGCTTGAATAGCCCGTCGCGGATCATGCGGCTGATAATAGCGTCGTCGCTGGCAAGGCGCTTGCCGTCCTGACTTGTATATTCCTCGCCGCGCTCGCTCTTAGTCAGCACGACGACCCCGCCCTGCCGCTTTGCTCGTTCCAGAATCCGCAACTCAGCCTTGGTTGGCTTCCCGTCTTTCTTCGGCATCTTTGTTTTCCTTCGGCTTGTGTTCGCCGCAGTACCAGCGGCCCGGCACTCTGTTTCGCAAGCTCACGCCAAAACCAAACGGCGCGATTAAATTTCCGCAAACGCAACAAGGATGCTCGGCGCAATGAAAATCCAGCGCCGCCGCCCTACTCACCCCAGAACCCCCACAACACCAGCCAGCGTGCGAAAATTCGTGCTGGTCGGGATGGATACGCGCGGCGTGCGGGTCCTGGATTTCATCACCTCGCCCGGCGCGTCTGTGTAGCGCGTATCGCCGTGATGCTCGGCCCATGCCTGCTCAAAGGCGGCGTTCATGGTCTTGACGTCGCAGCTCGTCGGCCGACCTGCCACGAAATTCGCCTTGGACTCGGCGAGGTACAGCGCGCGGGCGGCGGCCTGATCGACGTGAACGCCCTTCTGCCGCATCCAGGCGCGGACCGTCTCAGGCTTGCGGTGGAATCCGTCGTCGCGCATGGCTGTTGCTATTCGGCGCGGGGAAAAGCCGGCGGCGGCGTATTCCCGTATCTTCGCGGCTTCCTCGTCGGTGATGGGTTTCAGCGGCCATTGCGTGGTCATGCCCGCACCTCCCGCGCGCTGATCAGACCCCATTCGTAAAGCGTCTGCTTGAATTGGCCGAAGTCGCGGACAATGGCGTAGCGGTGGCCGTTTTCGGTCAGCCAGCCAGCCCAAGCTTTCTGATTATCGCTTGTGACGCCTTTCTCCGATTTGTTTTCGATGAAGCCGCAGCGAGCATCCGGCCACAGAATCACCATGTCCGGCACGCCCGAACGCAGGCCCATTGCCAGCATGTGCGCGGCGAGAGCAAAGCCGCGCTTGGCTTCGTTCGGCACGGCGAAATATTCCAGCCGCTTCTGCGCCCGCAGCCGCTCCAGATACGCGACCTGCTGCTTTTGCAGATCGTCCTCGGGCCGATTGATCCTGTTGCCGGGGTATTTGCTCATTTCGCCCGCCCCTTCCTTGCATTCGCCAGCCTGCGCGCCCTGGACGCCTTCTTCCGCTTGCCCATCGCCTTGGCCATGTCAGCGGCTACTTCCAGCGCGCGGACGCGCTCGAATGTGCGGGCCTGCTTCTGAATTGCGGACAGGCTCGGCATCGCTTCACCGCCGCAGAAACTCGGGAATATCCCCCAGCGCCTTGTAATCGGCGGCGCTCATCCCGCCCGCGTGCATGACGGCCGGTTCCTCGCTCGTGGCGGCGCGCTGCGGTTCCTCGTCGTCGAGGACTTCGCCGGTTTCGGGGTCAAAATCCTCGACCGACGCCGCGCCGCCTTTGCCGTCAGATGTGATGCGCACGCCGCGATTGCCGGTCGATATTTCCAGGGTGCCGCCGCCTGCGATGGGCTGCATAATGCCCTTGACGGCCTTCGACATGCTGGACGCCCGCGCCATCCTCTGCGCCGCGCCGGCATCGGTATCGTCCAGCAGGTCCAGCTGCACGCCGCATTCTTCGGCAATGCGCTTGCGGCGGGCCATCTTCGCCGCCTGGTTCCGGCGTTCAAGCTCGCCCTTGGCCTCGATCTTGGCGACGGCGAACACCTCGGCCAGGTCCTTGCGGATTTCCTTGGCCTGCTCTTTCGGCATGTCATCGAGGCCCATTTCCTCGATGGCGTCGGCGCGAAGCTGCTTGATATCTTCCTGCACCGCGAGAAGCATGTCGTGCAGGGCCTTCGCGCGGTCGAAATAGTCGGATGGGGTTTTGTCGGTCATGGCCTCACTTCCCGTCGTAAAAATGCTCGTCGTCGCCTTCCATCTTCCGCAGCGACCGCCCCGCCAGATAAGCGCCGAGCAGCAGGCCGGCCATGATCGCCAGCGCCAGCAGGATCGGCCACCACGGGATCAGGGCGAAACGGTCGGGGGTCATGCGATCACGACACCCGCTTGACGTCGCGCCGCAGGTTCTGCATGGCGCGAATGGCTTCCTCGATCTCGGTCAGGATCTTCGCCCGCTCGCGCTTCGTGACCTTGCCGTCAGCCATGCCCTCGCGCACCGCGTTGTGCACGTCCGACACCTCGCCGTGCATCTCGATCAGGCGATCCGGCAGCGATTTGGCCTCGTCGACCTGCCCGCCCTTGGTCATCTCGACCAGCAGCGCGCCAATCGGGCCGGGCTTGCCGGTGCTGGCGACATACAGCGCGTCCAGCTTGACAGCCTGGGCGATGCTGGGCAGCGGATCCTGATCGGGATCGGCCCACTGGCGCACAAGGCCCTCGGACTTCTCGACGGCGGCGGCGCAGGAATCCCAGCCGACCGTCACGGCGATCAGCGAGATTGCGCCGGGGAAACCGTCAGGCTGGCGAATTTTCTGAAGCATAATGCAACCTCCCTCTTGCAATGGACGCGCCCGGCCTTCAGTGGCCAGATGGCGCGCATGAAAACGATTGGCACTCAGACAGAAACCGACGAGCAGCGCGCCAGAGAGCGCGGCTGCGGGCGGATATGCGAATGGCCTCTGCTCGGGCTGCTTCCTGCCGCTGCAAAAAAGTGGCCGGAGAGCCGCACTCGCTTTCGCTGGTACGCGCGGAATCTCCGGCCGAAGTTGTTACAGGGAGGGATACGCCCGAGAGGGCATGCAACAAACCGGAAGCTTGTTGCGACGGAGCCGGGCGCACGCGGCGCCGGCAAGGGGAAAGGGAAATGACGGCGGCCGTCATGCGGCGGCCTCTGGCGCTGCGTAGAAATCAGCAGGCGTTACCGCGCCGCCGGTGATCTCGGCAATGCGGGCCATCACGTCGCGGCGCGGCGTGCGCTCGCCGATCTGCCACAGCCTCACGGCTTCGGGCGTAACGCCAAGCTGGCGGGCAAATTCTGAGCGGCTTTTGTCAGCAAGATAGTCTGCGAGCTTCATGCCCGATGGATACAACAAAATGTTGTCTGAGGCAATAACAAAATGTTGCGTGCAGTCTGCTGCTGGTCTGGCAAAATATGCCATGCCACGTAAACCACAGAAAATAAAAGAAAAACCACCTTACCGTGTGGAGTTCTCCAAACGCCTGCAGGCAGCGCGCATTGCCGCCGGATACGAGGATCACAAGAAATTTGCAAAGGCCATCGGAGTTGCGTCGCCAACATATGGCCGATGGGAAAGAGCAGAGACGGAGCCAAATATACTGTTCCTGGGCCGCATAGCCGAGGCTACAGGAAAGTCCCTCGACTGGCTGTTAACGGGAAAGGGGCTGGCGACAGTTCACCGGATGGCGACGGCATAACCAGGTATTTTTCCAAGAAAATCATACTATTGAGGGTTGCGAAATTGCTCTTGCGCGCAACCTGATTTTTTTGCGCGGGGTGGCAACATTTTGTTGTTGACGCGCGCAACATTTTGTTGTTATATGCTCCCCATCAACCACGGGGAAGCAGATGACCGCCACCGAAAAGCCGATTGCCTCAATCAAGGGTTTTGACGCGAACCTTCAGTGTCGCGGCTATCAATTCGAGATCGGCAAGACATACGAGGTCGGCGTTGAGATCAC